AATAGTCTCACTATAAGTAATGTTAATGATGGGACAATAACTCATACCGCTTACGCTTACAGCGCTGATGGTACTGATAGATTTACAACTGTTTATCCGAATTTGAATTTGAATTTGTTAAAAAATACGAGAAATTTATTATCAACTTCAACTACAACAGCTTGGAGTACTCTATTTAATTCTAGTCAAATATATGATTCTGGAATAAAGTCTCTATCAGGAGTTTCAGCAATGAACTTTAGTTTCAGCGTGTATGTACCGTTGAATGCTATAGTCGGAAGTTACATTCCTATCCAACTTAAAGGTCAAACTTCTCAAGCTACAAATGTTGGGGCTGATGCTTATAACACAATTACATCTAATACTAATTATGCTATTAAACAAAGTGATTTAGGTACGACAATCCGCGTAAATATTCCAATACAAAAAAGCCTTAATTATCAATCTTTTGATAGTGCTCTAGCTAATACTGCTAGCATTACTATTAGACAATCATCAAACATATCGGGATTTGTGTATTCTAATATTAAACTTGAAAAAGGTTCGACCGCCACTCCATACATGCCCTCAGCTAGCGAAGTCACAACCGCAGACTGGCCTAGTTATATCGGTCAGTATACAGACTTTACGCAAGCTAACAGCACTAATCCATCCGCCTACACTTGGAGTCTGATACGAGGGAATGACGGGAAAGATGGAGCAAATGGTAAAGACGGAATAGCAGGTAAGGACGGTGTTGGTATCAAAACCACTGTTATAACTTACGCTATTTCAACAAGCGGAACGATAGCGCCGACTACTGGTTGGACAAGTTCTGTTCCCAGTCTTATAAAAGGTCAGTATCTCTGGACGAAAACAGTCTGGACATACACGGACAACTCATCTGAAATAGGTTACTCAGTAACTTATATTTCTAAAGACGGAAATAACGGTAATGATGGTATTGCTGGTAAAGATGGCGTTGGTATTCTGACTACGACCATTACTTATGCAGGCTCAACAAGTGGAACAACGGCACCGACTAGCGGTTGGACTTCCACAATTCCAACAGTTACAGCAGGTAGTTATCTCTGGACTAAGACTATTTGGGCTTATACGGACAATACCAGCGAAACAGGGTATTCAGTCGCTAAAATGGGGAATGATGGGTCAATAACTCACACAGCCTATGCTTATAGTGCTGATGGTACTGATAGATTCACGACTGTTTATCCGAATTTGAATTTGTTGAAAAACACAAAATCACAATCTTACACTTCTACTGGGACGGCAAATAATAACTCATCTAATAACTACCCATTAGATGGAATCATAGCTGATATATTAAATAAACCGCTTACTATTACGTATAGTTATGCGATTACAAACTCATCAGGAACTTGGTCAGGTATGATTAGACCTACTTATGGTTTAGGAGGTACAAATCAAAGTGTTAGTAACACTAATCTAAGCGGTACTCATAAAGAGACAGTCAATTTAACAAATGTGGGTCAAAGTTCGTATGGAATCCTAACATCAGGCTTACCTGCTGGAACAAAAGTCACAATTACAAATTTAAAAGTCGAGTTTGGTTCAACTGCTACTCCATACATGCCCTCAGCAAGCGAAGTTAAAACCAGCGATTATCCAAATTATATAGGAACATATTTAGATAGAAATGTCGAATCAAGTTCAGACTATAAAAGATATCAATGGACAATCTTTAAAGGGCAGGACTCAAATGCGTATACTGCTTACTCTTGGAGTGCTGATGGGGTTGATAGATTTACAAATCTTTACCCTAACTTGAATTTGTTAAAAGGAACTAAAACTCCTATATCTATAACAGGTAATAATAGTAAAAACCAAACAGTTTTATTGTATCCTTTCGATAATGGAAAAACGTTATCTAATCAAGGATTTAATATTAATGATGTTTTAACTCTTGAATTTGATTGGCATGCAACAAATCCAGCAAGTGGACAATTTATTTTTCAGTGGCAAGGTATGCCTTGGGGTTTGGGTTTAGGCATGCCAGCTATAAATATATCTCCAACTAATAGCTCAGGACATGTAGTATATACTTTTAATGTTAGAGACGGAGACATAGCTTCAACAGCAGTTGCAGGCGCTATAGGATATCTACTCGATTATGTTCCTAATAATACTGTAATTACATTAGAAAATGTAATTATCAGAAAAGCAAAGGGTTCACAACCTTGGATGCCAAGTGAGAGTGAAGCACAAGACCAGTGGCAAGACGCAATACCTATGTATGTTGGTGTTGGAGAGAAAGACTCTCAAAACCCATCGGATTACAGATGGCAATTAAATCCAAGATATGTTCAAGCTAGTTCTGATAGTGGTTTATCAAACAAGGCAGGAGTTGATGACTTAGCATCAGTTGCTAATACAGCTAATGATGCTCTAGTTCAAGCTCAAAATGCTGTATCTAATGAAGATTACACTTCATGGCTAGAACACGATTATCAAACTACGATTGACAATCTTCAAGATGTTTCAGTTCAAAACCAAGAAGATATAAAGAATGTAGACGATAGAACTACAATTGTTGAGGGATTCTATGGAGAAATGAAAGTCAAGTGGAACTTCATTGATGAATCTTTTAGTTTTAGCGAAGAAGGAATGTTTATTTCAAACGCTCAATCAAAAATGTCTATTCAAATAACAAGTGACAAAATTGTGTTTTGGGATAATAACGTTGATGTTGCTTTCATCACAGGGGAAGTTCTCAATATTCAAAAAGGGGTTTTCCTAGAATCAGCAACGATTGGTAATCACTTGATTACCAAATTCTCAGATAGTTCACCAGTAACAATTATAAGATATGTAGGAGGAATTACTTAATGGCTTCAAGTGGCTCTACCTATGTCTCATTTGCGAGACATAGATTAGTCTTTGAGTGGAACATAGCCTATCAAAGCATACCTAGTAATAGTTCTGCTATTACAGGTAAATTATTTTTACAATCTATGGACGGATATGGAGCGATGTATGCTCCTGCTTCCAATGCAGGCTCTATGACAATAAATGGAGAAAGAAGAACATGGACAAATTCTTCTGACCTAAGTGCAAATCAAAAGAAATTACTTTTTGCAGGAGATTGGACTATACCTCATAATGCAGATGGGACAAAATCATTCAGTTTCTCTGCGACATATAATATTAATGTAACATTTAATGGAGTATTTTATGGAAATATAACTGTTTCTGGAAGTGGGACATTAAATACTATTCCTAGAACAAGTTCTATTTCTGTTTCTCCATCAACAATCAATTTTGGAGATAAAACAAGAATACATATTAATAGAGCTAGTGGGAGTTTTACTCACACTCTTACATTCAAATGGGGTGACAGTGAGAATATTTTTGCAGACAAAATTAATTATGTTGATACAGATATAACACCAAGTATAGATTTGTCAAGATATTTACCAAATGATACTTCTGGTTGGGGAACTATAGTCTGTGATACATATAGCGGTGGAACAAAAATAGGTTCTTCTAGTGCGAAATTAACAATAAATACAGTTAATGATAGTAGGTTTCAACCAGTCATTAATGGATTTACAATATCAGAAGGAAACCCAGAAGTAACAACTGCTGTAGGTGCTATTTATGTCCAATCAAAGTCTAAGCTAAAGGTTGATGTAGATGCGAGTTCTAAAATGTATAGTACAATTTCTAAAATTGAAACAAAAGTTGGCAATGCAACATATACAGGAAGCTCTATAATGTCAGGGTTTGTTGCAGAATCTGGTGATTTAAATATTATAGTTACAGTAACAGATAGTCGTGGATATCAAGCTACATCATCTAAGTCTATTAATCTAGCACCATATAATAATCCTACAACCACAATATCAGCTCTGAGAAGAAAAGACGCTCAAGAAATTGTAGATATTACATGGTCAGGAACTTCAAAAGCGATTGGCGTTGAGAATACTATGGGATACAAAATAGAATATCAAATTATAAATAATAGTTGGATATTGATTGAGTCCAATAGTAGTGCAACAAAAGAGAGTTGGTCAGGAAAAATAGCTAAAGATGCCATAGCTATAGACAAAGTATACAATATTAGAATTACAATGTATGATGAGTTTATGTCTACCATATCTACTACGGTTATTCCTGTGGCACAAGTGCCTATGTCTTGGGGTACAACTGGTGCATCAGTTGGTAAGGTTTTTGAAGAAGGAGGTGCTCCTTTTCAAGTTGCTGGTAATGTATCAATAAATGGCAAATTGCTAATTGACATATTTTATCCAGTAGGGTGTATATTTGAGAGTACTAGTAGTGAAAATCCTTCAAACATCATGGGTGGAACATGGGAGCGATTCGGTAATGGTCGTGTAACAGTTGGAGTAGATGAAAATGATAGTTCAATCAATGCTGGAAATAAATCGGTTGGTTCAGTTAATCCTTTAACATCACATAGTCATTTCTTTAGAAACTTCAAAGGTTATCAAACATACACTTTCGCATGGGCTACAGGCGCTATCGTATCGCCTCAAGTTTCTATTAATGGAACACAATCTACAGGAGGTAATGTTACTAATAATGGTTTGTTTACTAAACAAGATAATGAGGGGGCTTCTGTCCAAGAGAGTGGAGATAACACAAATCATAATAACTGGCAACCATCTATTTCTGTTTATAGATGGAGAAGAATAGCATAAAGAAAAGAGGAAAAATGGCAACAATAACAATCTATCAACCATTAAATGAAAAAGTAGATGGAAAATTCTACAAGACATATCAAGTGGATGACCAACTTCCTCTAGGAGATGGTCTTGTTAGAACCCCACCTAGTGAAAATATTTTATTCCCACGCTATAGTTATGAACGTGGTCTCTGGGAAGAAGACAAAGATAGCATTATCGAGAAACAAAAAGCAGATATTAGTACACTTCAAAGTCGTGTAGAAGTTAATGAACAATCTGTATTTGATTTAATGGACTTAATCAGTTCGAAAGGAGTGTGATTTATGGCTTATGAAGCAATTACGACATTATATGCTTTGAATATATTAGAAGGTAAAATAACACGAGAACGTGTTCCAGCTTTCTTGAAAGACCAAGTTGAAGCTAGAATAAAAGAACTCGATGAAAATCGTGATGAAAATGGAAATATCATTTTAAAATAGAGGAGAAAATAAATAATGAACGAACTATTACAAGCAATTACACCAGCTATTTTAGCTCTATTAGTAGCTATTATTGGATATCTTGCAAAAATTGCAGGAACACAAGTACAACGAGTCGCAGATAAATATGCAATTAAAGCTAAATTGGATGCGAATAAAACAATCGTAGACCTTTCTGTTAAATATGTTCAACAAGTATTTAAAGAAGCTGATGGTGCAACTAAATATAATGAAGCTAAAAATAAAGCTCTTGAAATCATGTCTGAAAAAGGAATCAAAATTACAGATGCTGAATTGAATATGTTAATTGAAGCATCTGTCGCTAACTTTAAAAAAGGTATGACAGAGACCGTAACATTGGAAACTCCATCTACTCAAGCAAATGTTACAGCGTCAGAAATCGCAGATAAAATTAAAGAATAAGATTTAACATGGTGAGTGGAAATACTCACCATTTTTTGAGTTAAGGAGTTATTTATGTATATATATGGACTAGACCCTTCGTTGAAAAACTCTGGTATCGTTATTATAGACGAAGACACTAAAGAGATAGTATATGTTGGGAGTATCAGAACAGATAATATTAAGGAGTATAAGAATCTTCCAGAAGAGACAAGAAATCCAAAGAAGCTAAGATTTATCTATGAAGAATTAACTAGACTTACAAGAGAGTATCCACCTAGTGTAGCTGTAATCGAAAGAGGATTTACACGATTCAATGCATCTACTCAAGTAGTATTTCGTGTTCATGGAATATTTAATCTAGTGTTCTCTGATGTTGAAAACATCTATTATCCAGCAAAAACAATACGTGAAACATTATATAAGGGGAATGCAAGTAAGGAAGAAGTTGAAGACATTTTAAGTAAACATTTAAACATGACATTTAATTCTGATGATGAGTCTGATGCAATGGCTGTTGCATACGCTTATCTCGTCAAGAATGGACTCAAATGGACTAAGCCTAAAGCTTATACCAAGAAGGAAATTGAAGCTCTTAAAAAGCCTAAGAAGGGCACTAAGAAGAAGTCAACTGGGGCTAAAAAGAAAACAACTTCCAAAAAGACAATCGTTAAAGAAGCAAAAGTTCCTAAAGAATTTGATATTGATAAGATGTTTAAAGAACTTGAAAATACTGTAAAAAAAAGAGAGAATTGATTTCTCTCTTTTTTATTATTTATAAAGATGCAAACCTGCAAATTTAAGTCCTTCTTCACGAGCAATTGCTAATGCTTCTTGACGAGCACCGATACGTGTTTCAGACAACAAATCAAACACGTAAGAAGTTCCAACAGAGACTTCACGTTCAACTTGTTTTTGAACACGTTTACCAGTCTTCTTATCGAAGACACGTTCAGTTCCTACAGATTTTTCTTTACGAGTACCGTTGTAGAGTGCGTAGAATTTTGTTTTAGACATAGTGTTTTTCTCCTTTTGGAATTAAGTTTTTATTGTTTAGGTTATTTCTTTAACCTATATATATTATACCATAATGACAGATGATTGTCAAGAGATAAGTATGATTTATTTATAAAAAATCTTTGAGAGTGAGTTTTGAATCGCTGTCTGGTAAATTATTTTTTATCATCATCTTCAAATAACTCTGAAATTGCATTTTTAGCACTATAAGAAACTCCTAACATATGACCTTCCATTTCCCAACAAGCTTCATCAAGTTCTTGTGAAACGTACTCTGCTGTATAGCCAGAGACAAATTTTGCAAACTCAATCATTTGTTCTGCATCGTATACATTTACCTCTTTAATTTGGTTATTATATTCTTTAATTGTATAGAGTTTTGTATCACCAGTGAATATTTTTAGTTTTGATACAGGTTTGATTCTTTTTAGTTGTGACTCTAATTCTTGATTCACTATTATTCTCCTACTTCATATTTTTCAATAGCTTCTTTGATTGTTTCTGCATCATGAAGATTGACATATGTTTCTGCTTTACCATCCCAGTTCTCTGGTGATTTAAAGTACTGTGGACGAACGATATTATCATTTAAGAAATAAATATCAAAGAATTTATCACCGCTTGTATTCTCAAAAAGATAAACACGTTCAGAAGGAATTTCTGTGAGATACCAGTCTTCTGGTGACAACCCTTCCATCACAACGTTAATAAAGATTAAACTGACATCTACAGATTCACGTGGTTCAAGCATCATTTGCATGAGGTCTTCATTGTTTAAATTAATTTTCATTATGTTTTCTCCTTATTCGTGATAGGTATATGTGTAATTAACTCCATATTTACTAGCTGATTCTGTCAAGAAACCTTGAGGATGTTTTTTAATGAAGTCATTCATTTTTGTGTAGTCTGTATACCCCTCATCTATTCCACCAATACTATAGTGATTCTGGAATAATTTCACTCGGTTAACGTTTGTGAAGTTTTTGTTTGGATTCTCAACACCTGAACCTTGTAACATTCCCAATGTCAATAATGCTCCACTTGTAATTACTGCTGTTTTAATGTCAAATTTCATTATGTTCTCCTTACTTTTTCTATATATTAATTATACCAAAATACACCTATAAAGTCAATTACAGGTGTATTACAAATCTATTTAATCTTCATAACGTTCAATCATTCTAACATGTTCGATATAATCTTGCATTTGGTCATAGTTTGATTCCCATTTGCCATCAACTAAAGCCATCTTAGGTCTTTGAGTAAATTCTTGAACCTCAATTTGGTCTCCTAGTTTGATGATTAATTCTCCATCCTTAGTTGATTTTGTATCACGATAGGCTTTTTTCTTATCAATTTTAGCAATAGAAATATGTCCATCATACATATTATATAGAGTATAAACTGGTGTGTATTTAGTATTAACATCCATAACAACATAGACATTTTTCCCAAGACTTTGGTCAAGAGTTTCAGCATATCCCATGTATTCAACTTCACTTGTAAGTCTATCGAAAAGGTTAGTTGTAGGAAGTAAATGAGCATTCTTTAATATTAAGCCATAATATTCTTTAATATTTTCAATACGGATAAGTTTTGTTTTCTCTTTATGTGTACGTGAATATTTAACATCAAGCTTTTTATTATCTGTAAAGATAGGGTTAGGTTTTTTTGTTTGATATCCAGTCATAGTATTATAGAGTTCAAGAAGTATTGATTCTTCACCAAACTCTTTAAAGAATCCAAGCTTAATCAGAATATTCATTTGTCTATTGTCAGCAAGAGCACCATCTAAGATATCAAGGAAAAGTTGAACAACATCATCTTTTTCATAATGTCTCTCTTTTGCAAGATTATAGAGGTTATCTGCAACTTGTTGATTTAAATATGCAACTGTAGAAATTCCTTTATAGATTGTGTTCGTTTCTTTTTCATAAGAATAATCAGATTTAGATTTACCAAATTGTAGTCCTTTTAAAGAAATATCAAAATACTCTAATTCATTGATTAACTCAGCTTGTTTGTCTTTTGAGTTTTTGTAAACATTCAAAACCACAGCAAAATAAACGAGAGGATAAGTTGCTTTAAGCCATGCGCCATATAATGAATCAAGAGCTACAGAGTAGGCATGAGATGAGTTAAAACTATAACCAACGGCATTCTCAATGATAGTCCAAACTTTCAAAGCTTGTTCTTCTGAACCAGTTTTAGCTACGAATCCTTCAATGAATTTGTCATGGATAGGTTCAATGATACCTTTTTTCTTCTTGGCAATAGCTTTAAGAAGTCCATAAGTAACATCTTCTTCGTAGCCAGCGAATTGTAAGGTTGCCATAATTGATTCTTGGAAGAGCACGAAATTATCACTGTCCTTAAGAAGTTTATCAAAGGCTGGGATGTTATAGCTAAAAGGTTGTCTATTTAAGAAATAGGATTTCATACTTGCGAATGAAGGGCGAATACCTGCAACCCACATACTTAATTCACGAACACTTTGAGGTTTATATTGCATAACTTGTGGCTTGCCAGAAGGTGTTCCAGCTTGATTAAGAGTTGCAACCATTCCATCTTTATACAAGTCCCATACTTTATCATCGTTAGCTACTAAATTTGACAATGTACGTACATCAGGGATTTCAATTTTTAGTTCTTTGCATACTTTAGCGATGATATCCCAAACGGTTACAACGAGTAAGTCGTTCTTGAGATATTTATAAACATCTGAATCATAAGAACCAATCAATGCAACGTCAACACCTTCTTTTGTTTTGATTACACCAATCTTTTTAGAGATAGGGTCTGACAAAAGTAATGATGAACATGGGTGAGGTGAGAATGATGTTACAACACCAATAAATTGTTGACTAGCTTTAATAATATCTCTCCACTTATCAGTTTTAGCCCAACGCTCAAGGTCTTCCGCAATTGTCCAATATTCATTTTTTGGAATATCTAACCCACGACAATATGTTTTGAAAGCATCTTTTTCTTGCATTGTTCCATAGGCAATCATTTGATAAGCGTTATCTTCACCTAAAATTTCTTTCTGAGCTCTCATAAAAGGTTCTGGATTAGCCGTATTAAAATCCACATCTGGTAAACTTTTTGCCTCTAGTATACGTGATTCAGACATAAATCGAGTAGGATATAATTTTAATGGCGAATTGACACGGTCTACTGCTGTAAAATCAAGTAGTTTATTTAAGTAGAAAGAAGGTGCAGAGTTATGAACAACCATATTATAGATAACAAAACTAGGGTCGTCTTTAACTTGTAAGTCATATACTTTTGTCTTATGTCTAGGAATGAGTGTTAATTTAGTTATTGGCATGTAATAATTCTTTTCATCCTCTAACACTTTCAACTTTTGTTTAGATGTTAAGGGGTCTTTTTTTCTCATTTTATAAGATATTTTAGATTTATAGCCTCTTTTATCAACATGAGGAAGTCTAGTATTCATTGAAACTGGTGTTTCTTGTAAAATATCATTCAGTAACTTATAAGAATTAATTAAACTCTTAGAAGTATTATCGAATGAAATTCTTCCGTCAGAAACTGAGCCATCAGAAAGAGTCAATCCCTCTTTAATACCAGAAAGATTTTCCAATGATTGATTAAACAATAAATTATTGAATTGTTTTTCCTTATTCAATTTTGATGTAAAGTATTCTTTTTTTACAAAATTAGAGAATACTTTAGAAGAAAAAGTCAAACATTCCATAGTTTTGTTCTTAGATGAATATACATGTAGAGGTAAACCTAGTCTATCTGAAATTTTTGAGAAAATATTTTTATTAATATCTATCTTATGACTCTTTGTATTGACATAAAGACTTATTTTCGTATCTCTAGTATTTCCGTCTCCGTATAATAATCCAACAAAAATATTATGAATTTTATCATTTGGAATATATCTATTGATTTTTTTATTATAACGAGAATTTCCGCCTTTGTATTCCTCATAAATAAATTCATCATCATATCTATATCCAAAATCATTAAAATCGTTTAAATCAATAATCTTATTGTAGTAAGTTTCTGAAACTTTGTGATTCAGTTTTGGTAATACAACATAATCATCTTTTGTTAAATCTTTAGCATGGATAAACTTAGTACCATCCCCATCTTTAATAAGAATTTTGTGGTCAAGTGTTGCAATAATTGGATTATGTTTTCCTGCACTATTAACATGGTCAATCTGAATCATTTCTTCATCAATGTCATATTCGAAAGTATTAATTATTGTATCCCAATTTCCAAAACGATTAATTACTTTATCTCCGATAGAAACTTCTGAAATTTTCTTTAATCCATCTTTAGTTTGAACTAATGCACTGTCTTTAAAACATCCACGACCTGTCTTTGTTAAGACACCACCATATTTTTCTTTTCCTAAACGAATAATCTTTTCATTCATCAAGAAATAATCAGTCATATGAGTATTTTCAACGATTGTCATTTCATATTTAATAGCATTAAGATACTCACCCCAACGTTCTTTAGGAATATGTTTGCGGTCTTCAATCCAAGCTTTGTTAATATGTTCCTTAAGAATTTTAACCTTTTCTTTTTCTGTTTTGTCAGGGTAAATTGATGGCATCTTGATATCATCAGTAATAATAATTGCATCAAATTCATCAACAATATGACTGTTATTAAAAGCTTCTATGATTTGTTGGTCGCTCAATACAGCCTGTTTGTTAAATCTCTCGATGATTGTTTTGGTCTCAGGATAGTCCATGAAGAACCCTTCCTCTTTATCATAAACAATTTTACGAGATTTAAGATAGATATCACGCATTTTATAATCTTCTTCTTTGATATAATGAGTATCAACACCTAAGATAAAAGGAACATTATATTCTTTACGATATTCAACTAACTTTTCATTAAAGTCAGCTTGTTTTTTATTCCAATGTGGTTGAACTTCCAAAAAGAAGTTCTTACCAAAATAAGCTTTAGCTTTTGGAATGAAGTACTCAGCATATCCCTCATAAAGATTAATAGGGCTTGCAATACAAGCAGTCGTTACAATGACATCATCTTTTGGAAGAGAGAATAACAATTCTTCGTCAATACGATTACGTCCATAGAATCCAGTTTGATACGATTCTGAAATAAGCCCTGTAATAGCTTCTTTTCCATTCTCATTTTTAGCTACAACGAGTAAGTGGGAATTGGTACGGTCTTTCTCAAAACGGTCTTTAACATAATAGAACTCTGTACCAAAGATTAGCTTAAGATTAAATTGTTTGGCAATTCTATAAGTTTCAAATACATTCCCCATATAACCATGTTCAATACACGATAAGGTTGTATGTCCCAGCTCAACAGCACGCTCTGCGACATCTGTACGAGAAATAACTGAGTCATGTGTTGAAATATTTGAATAAAAGCTGTGTGAGTGAATGTTCTGATATGTTAATGCGTTTAAATCTGTCATTCGTTATTACCTTTCTTTTTGTTGATAATTATATTATAACATAAAGTGAAAAAATAGTCAAGTATAAACTTAACTATTTTTATTTATTATTTATTCTGTTATCATCATATAAATTTATTCTTCATAAATATCAGCATCTTTAAGTTTTAGAATAATAAGCGTGTCATCTGGATAAGAATCGAGTTGTTGTTCAAACACTTCATCATTGTCTTTTTTAGTACGCATTTTAAGACCAATAGAAACCTCTAAGTTCATCTCAAGTAAAGTATCATAAAGAGATTTCAAATCCATAATATCATAGCTTTTAGCTTTTGGTAACACTGAATATTTTGCATATTCAGAATCAAACCATGTGCTTTCTTTATCAAAGTCTACTGGTGAGTTTTCATTAATATTCAATTTAGCCGTAATGTCATAGTCAAATCCTTGATTCTCAATAATTTTTGTAATTTCTTGAGCACGTTCATAGTCGGTCTTACTTTTAAGTTTAATTGTTGCAGTATATGGCAATCCTGCAAGTTCGAGATTCTTTGCAACAACAAAGGCATCAAAATTTTCATCTTCAACAATTTCAGGTGGTGTAAATGATGCAGAAATAGAGTAGCCATGCAATAACAAATCTTTATATGTTTTAATTGCATATTCTGTAGATACTTCGTCATAAAATTCATTCTGACTAAGTTGAGTGAATTTATTTGATTCAATAGATTCTTGTTTTGGGTAAATTACTTTTAGTTGATATGTCATTTTTATTTCTCCTTGTGTTCTTTTATTTAATTAGTCAATATTTTCCCAGCGTGTACGATATAATTTCCCATGACGAATTGTATATTCCTCTAAACATTTAACACAGAAAAAGATATCAGGTGAACCCTCTGTACTGTTAGCACGTCCTCTACAGATAGGACAAGTAATTCCATCTGGAACATGTTTAATGGCAAAAGGAACAACCTCATAGATATCACGATGTGAAACTCGTCCATTATATTTGTTTGCAGAACCATACTTTTCACAAGCTCTACGAACAGTTACAAAATTAAGATTAAGTTCTTTAAAGATTTCTGTACGAGAAATTCCGTTTCCATCACGCTGTGCAATTAATTTCTTTAAGTCTTCCGATAATCGTTTACCAGTTTTTTTAGTTTCACTAACTGTAACTTCACGTAAAATTAATTCGTTGATAAAATCTTGTGCGGTATGTCCTGAATCTGCTAGATATTTGTCGATGTTTTCAAGACTATATCCACTAGCATACATTGTTTTCAAGTAATTAAACTCAAATTCATCATTAAATGTCATCACGACCTCCTTTGAGAAGATGACCCTTAGCCATGTCCATAGTCCGTGATGAACTAGATAAGAATAAGTCTTCGAATAATTTATAATCGACTTTCTCTTTGCTAATTTGATGATGAGCCATAATCTCTGCAATTTGTCCAACAACAATAGCTGTTGCAAAGCTTGTCCCCTCACGTACTTCTTTATTAGCAAGAATATTTTCACCCAATGCAACAAAATGAGTAGTCGGAGAGTAGTTTGATAAGTGGTAACGTGAGGTTACGCTTTCGGAAAGTGCACCCACTTTATATACACCCTCTACAGCACTTGGATAGGTAGCTTGTTGACGTTCATCATTACCTAACGCTGATACGAGAATCTTTTTATTTTCAAGGCATTCTTTAATTGCTTTTTCAGTTGTTATACTGAGTTTCTGGAAACTACTAAAACTCATACAAACAATATCAATCTCTTCAATATCACGTACACGAATTAATGATTCATAAATTGATGACATAGTTCCTTTTCCATCTTTATCCAAAGCTTTGAATAAATAGAAGTTTGAATTTGGTGAAACTGTGCTGATAACATCAAGAATTGCAGTACCATGTCCACGTTCATCTTCTACGTCATCTGATTTGTCAAAGGCATTAAATTTATATTTTACATTTTTATTTTGTGTATTAAATCCACTATCAAGAATTGCAATGTTAACACCTTTTGGCTCAGGGCTGTCAAAGCCAGTTAATTTTAAGTATTGCTCTAAATTCATTATTTTTCTCCTTTTTTATTATAATAATATTATATCATATTTTTTCTAGTTTGTCAAGAGAAACAAAAAACTAGCCGAAGCTAGTTTTATATATTTTTACTTTCCAGAAGCACCTAATTTAGAATCTCCACGATTAGTTACATCATCTTTAAAATCATCAATAGATAATTCATATTCACGTAAATGCAAGTTGTCACGCACAATCATTTGAGCAACAGCTTTTGTGATTGGGAAGAAGATTTCATCATCAGTCTCTTTAACATCCTGATAAGCATTTGTAATAATAATATCTTTATAAGTCGGAGCAATATCAAGGAATACTTCACCACGATATCCTGCATCAACAACACCTGAAAGTGTAGCCATACCTTGTAAACCAGTTGAACCACGTTCATTAGCCCAGTCAGTATAATAGTCTTCTGAAACTTTTACACCTATTCCAGTTGGTAATAGAGTTGGTTTTCCTTTGAATACACGAAGAGAAAGAACTCCATTGTTCCACGATTCATGTTCTTGTCCTGATAAATCTTTCCATTTATGGTCTTTTGGAATATCTAAATATACATCAAATCCAGCATCCTCGAAATGATTCTTGGTAGGGATTTGAGCTGTTGGACGGAATTTAGCAAAGCCAATCGTTCCAGCTTCATATTTATTAAATCCACGAAGTTTATCAAACTCCCAAAGGCTACGTGTAACCGTATTTGTTTTGCCATCTGAGTCGAGAAGGTAAACTGTCATTTCTTTGTTTATAGTATCAACACTTTTCACGATGGCAACTGCACCATCTTTATTTGACCATACTTGTTCTCCTGCTTTATAGTAGCGTCTTTCTGCCATTGTTTAGTTCCTTTTCTTTTTCTAATTTTTGTAGATAATCTGTGTTCTTTTTGAACTCATCTGTTAGTAGCTTGTAGTAAACTATTCCGAAATTATTAACGATATCATCTTCTGAATGAATAACCGTAAATGTTACATCAGCAAAATTTGCTGATGGGTTGGTAAATTCATTAGAACGATGAGCATTAAATAATCTAGTCATGATTGTAAGCCAACTTTCACCACGTTTTCTTAATCTTTTGATGAGATTAAGAGGGGTACTTTTCATCCAAAATACCATAACACGGTCTGGGTACAGATTTGCCAGTGTACGAGCACCATTAATATCTGTAATAATAGTTGATACATTATTAGAATTTTTATCAATCTCTTCTTTAGTTAAACCATATAAGTTACCAGAATAGCTTGTAGTCTCTAAAAAAGACTGATTGTCAGCTAAACGGCTAAACTCTTCAAACTCAACGAAGTGATAATCTTTTCCTTCTTTTTCATTATATCTCTTATCACGTGTCGTAGTAGTTACAAGCTGAGGAATACCTAGATTTTTTCTGATATGTTCTACAAGAGTTGACTTACCACTTCCGCTTGAACCAACAAAAATAAGGATATTATCCATATTTTCTAAGTTATCAAATCTCAGTTCGCTTTTCGAACCCATTCAATGTTCTCCTTCCTAAACATATTACTAATAATATTATACCATAATTAGTAATATATGTCAAGAATAAAGTCATAATTATGACAATTTTTTAATAAGTTGGACTGCAACTTCTGTGGCTTGACCAATAGCAATACCAAATTGTTTTGCTTCAATTGAGCCATTAACATCTCCAACAACATAAAGGTTGCGGTCAATATCCATGTGACGACTACCCTTAACACCAACAAGAGCGTTATGATTCATCGTCTCAATGTGTCCGCTGTCTGTCAAGATAAGTTCATCTTGCATAAACTGAGTGTTAGGTCTTGAACCAATATAAACAAATAATCCTTTTGCAATAATAGTATGAGTATCAAAGATATATGAATCTCCAACTACAGACTTGAGATTACCCACTGAATGAACAATATTATCATGTTTTTTAATTTCATTTTGCAAGTGTTGTTCCGCACGAAATTCAGGTCTACGAGTAACGAGATAAACTTTGCTTGATGTCTTGGCTAATTCGATTGCTTCTGTTAAAGCAGAATTTCCACCACCAATTACAACTACTGGTTCATTTTTAAACATAAAACCATCACACAAAACACAATTATGCTGTTCTACATCAAGAGGAAGTTTAAGATTATGTTGACCTGTTGCAATAACTAGATTTTTAGAAATAACAATATTCTCATCTCCAGAGAGATTTTCATATGTAATCATATAAAGACCATTTTTATCAGAAACATTAGTTACTTTAGCGTATTCATAAATAGTGCTAAAGATTCCAGCTTGAGAAAGCTGAGAGTTAAGTGCTTCTGAAATATCACTACCTTTTGCATTATAAATTCCAACGTAATTTTGAATAGTATCAATAGAATTAAGATTCCCACCAATTTCACCATCTGTCAATAAGACAGGTTTGAATCCTGCACGACCAAGATATAAAGCTACAGTTGAACCTGCAATCCCACCACCAATAATTACTACATCTTTAATTTCCATTATTTTTCAACCCTTCTAATAGTTTTGTTTGCGCTTCAATGAGATTTGTTAATTCATCAGAACTCCATGTTGAGTGATGTAGAGTGTCAATAACATCTGTTACTCTAAGAATTTCTTCTTCAATAAGCCCTTTTCGAATAGCATCAAGCATTTCTAGCTTTTGAGAGATGTCATAATCATAATAACAATTCATTTCTAATAATTGGAATTTTTCATCCCAATCTTCATCAGCACCCATATTAAATGTAACATCAATTACTTCCATAGTAATCACCCAAGTCTTTCTTTAAATTTGTTAATTTCGTTTTCTTTTTGGCTACATGCTTTAATTTGACGTGCAAGTTCACACATGATTTCATGAGCCTCATCCATTTGTTTAGCCTTATAATCTTTACGACTTGTCTTTTGCATCTTCTCATGTAAAATCGTGATTTTACTTGTTAAATTTGAGATTTTTTCAAAAGTTTGTTCGACATTTCCGAACAATTCATCAAAGATTATATTATTAATCTGTTCATTTCCGAACAATGATAGTGGATTTTCGAAAGATTGTTCGGATTTTTCTACAGGTGCATCATCAACCTGAATTTCAATGCTTCCAGTTTTATAAACTGTTACAATTCTCTTATTTTGAACATCAAGAATAAAAGTTACTTTATCATTCGCCCAAACTTCGCACACACCAAGCTTAGTAGTATTTTTTCCAGCATACTCTAAAGTATCAACTTGTTGTTTAAAAAAGTTCATAGACTCTAAGTTTGTTTTAATATTAAATCGTTCTGACATCCTTTCTAAATAGTGTACTGTAGGGGTATAGTTTTGATTATTTGGTAAACCCATATTATGTTTGTTCTCCTTAAATGTTTGATAATAATATTATATCATAAAAAAGAGGACTTGTCAAGCCCTCTGATTTTTTATTTATTAAATTTTTCTTTAATCAAAGCATAGTCATCATCTTTCATAGCTTCGACTTCTCCAAGAAGATATCCATTACCTACCGCTGAGAAGAAATCATGGTTAGCTGTTTCAGTTGAAATACCATTCATTACGAGAGGGTTGATATCTTCACGACCAACCTCAAACAAAGTGTCGAATCCAAGATTCATAAGAGCTTTGTCTGCATTATATTTGAGGAACTGTTTCACGTCCTCTGTATAACCAACTTCATCATAAAGAAGTTCGGTATATTTCAATTCATTTTGATAGAGCTTATCAAGTAAGTCAAATGTCCATTCTTCATGTTCCTCTTGTTCAACTTCTGTCAATTCTGCGAAACCTAATTTATGTTTATATCCAATATCTTTATGTTCTGGTGTGGTCGTTAATCACCCACGTTCTCTTATGAACTGCTATATATTACTATATAGAACAGACTATATCAATATCTCGAAAGATATGACCCATTTCGATTTAAGGGATTTTCACCCACGCACTTGCGCCCTACTCCTGATGGCATTTTTTTACATGGTTGCCTAAAGGATAGTCGTTGAACCTTATTAATATGTCACATACTCATACTGCGTAATACGAGTAATAATTTTGCCTTGGTGTTGCATTATTTTAAGTTGCTTTTGTATATTTTTGCAACCTATATATTCTTTAAAATCTGATTGAGAGGCAAATACTAAACCATTCCAAGCTAGAGGTTTGAAACGTCCATTAATTGTTCTGTTTATAAATTTCTTATTTAATAATTTATCATCATCCGTAAATTCAGTATTAATTCGAACAATTTTAAACCCCTCATAAAGTAATTTCTCTCTATGGACAATATCTATTAAACTTAGTTTACTTAATCCAGTAATATTAGCTAAGTCATCATATGAATTGAATCGTGAAACAACACATTTTTTAAAGATATCATAGATTTCAACCCCTCTAGTATAAGGTGTCATTAATCCAGTTTTAACTGCATGTTGAATATTATATTCATTTGTACACCATTCTAAGTTAGACAAATGATTATTTCTTTTGTTTCCGTCAATATGATTGACAATAGGTAAATTATTGGGATTATCAATAAATGTCAAACCAACTAGTCTATGACCTTTAAATGCTTTTCGTTTATTTTCTTCGTTGGAGATTCTATAAATCTCATACCCATCTTTGTCGATATCGGGTTTTAGAATCTTATTACTTTTAAGTGAATATACCTCTCCATTATCACTCACTAAATAATGTTCATATCCTTTTATTTCTTTAAACATATTTCCTCCTTTCTATCGCTATTGTTGTATATTAATCTTGGCTTCTGATTATCCTCAACTTAATGGTCGGACTTCCCAGAAATTAAAGTCATTTTGATATAAGGTCTCCCTTATAAAACGCTATTAAGCTAACGCTCCATGTACACTTTCATCTCTTAATCTTTACATTCTAAATGGTGCGCAACCACCATTTACGTTCTCTTATGAACTGCTATATATCACTATATAGAATAGACTATATCATCAACTTATAAAAATAAGTTGCTCTCCGCTTCGATTTAAGGGATTCTCACCCACACCATTTGCTTGTGCCCTACTCCTAATGCTGAATTTCACAGCCACTGGGATAGTCGTTGAACTTTACACTAAATGTGTCTTAGCTTCTGATTGTCTTATAATTGATGATTTTATAAGGTTTTCCAGAAATTCAAAGAGTTGCTACCATGAAATCACTTCCATGGAGGACTATAAGTTAATCAATTTGATAATCTCGGCTGTGTTTTTCATCTTGCCGAGTCCAGCATAATACAAAGGTGTAAAGAATCCTGAGTAGAAGAGGAATGATTCTAAGAATACTGATGCAACTTTCTTTTGTAGAGGAGTTCCATTTTCGTAGATATCTTGGATAATTTGAGCCTTGTTAATCAAGTATTCGTTGTTTGATGTCCAGTCAAAGATTTCATCAATACGTTTAGGTGTTCGGAATGTTGAAAAGATTGTAGAATAAGATTTAGCGTGCATTTCTTCGTTAAAAGAGATATATCTAAATACAGCTAACTCATGTGGTGTTCGAGAGTCATTTGCAATGACATTATTTCCGATTTCTCCTTGTAAACTATCGAGTAGAGTCAATCCACCAAACACTCTGTCAAATAATTCTTGTTCTTGTTCGCTTAAGCGACCCCAATCTTGTAAATCATTAGATGTTGGAATACGTGTATCTGTCCAAAACCCTTCAATTAATTTATCCCACGTTGCTTTATCAATAGGGTCAGAAATCTGATTCCAGTTTATAGCTTTTACTAATTTTACTTTTGACATTATAGTCCTCCTTCATTATTATATTATAACATAAATCCCCTTGTTTGTCAAGAGGATTGTCTTACAATATCTCCAATTATTTCTACTCTTCTTCTAAAGTAAATTCTTTGTCTAAACTAACAAAATCAATCTTACCATATGTTAATTTATAAAATAATTGACTAGCAAATACAATATCGTCATCTGCAAAGAACATTAATTGTGAATAGATTTGCTTACGTGATAGACCAACTTCTTCATTATTCGAAAACACGACAGCAACTTCTGCGGTAAAGTATTCAGGTGTTGTTAGAACATCATAGTGAGTTTGTCCATCTCGGTTAAGTTTCCGTTTAAATTTTTCTAAGTTTCTAAAATATTCCAAAGCTTGTTCACGTAAAGGAACGACTTCTTTGTTTTGTAATTGTTTAAGTGTTACGTTTTCTAATTCCATTTCTTTTCTCCTACTTATAATCTTTTGTTGGTTGATAGAACTCCATTTCATCTTCGAGAGCCTGTAGAATATATTCATTTGGATTCTCTGCATAAATGTTTAAGTATGATAACTCAGCAAGAGTACTTTCTTTTCTGCGATTCATAACTTCAATGCAATCCTGACAGAACATAGCAGGATAATCTAAATGTTCAATGTTTCTATCAAGAGTTGCCATGCTCCAATTTAACGCTAATCCTTTTCCACAAATTCCACGCATAGGAATTTCTTCTTCATCTTCTGCGATAAGTTCTGCATCATCATAATAATGATAATGTTCATGCTGTTCAAGTGTTACACTGTTTGGCATGAAACACATTGATGGAGAATAAATCCATTCTGTTGGAAGTCCAATCAATTCAAACATATTATTCCTTTACTAACACTACCGTGTCTTCAATTACTGGCGCCCAATATTCAAGTGAACAGTATTCATCATTTGCTTCAAGCATTTTACCTACAATATATCCATCAACATACCATCCATAAATATATCCTTCATCGTCAACGTATTCTTTTAGAAAAGACCATAAATCTTCCTCGAACATTTCTTTTTTCAACTCTTGTTTTAATTTTGCTTTAAATTTCATGATTGATTTCACTCCTTACATTTTTTCTTTTAACCCATAAATTAAATCGTTTAAGTCATCAATTAAGTTCTCAATTTCTCCAACTGCATTATTTAAACTGCTTTTAAGTAACATATCGAGTTCTTTTTGAGAAACAGATAACCAAAGATTTTTCCCTCGACTGATATTAGCCATTATTTTTGTTGGTGAATTTTTAGATGTTTTCTCAGATTCTTTTAATAAATCATAAGCACTCTGAGAAATGCTTTGAACCTGCATTGTTTTGTCATGGATTTTAGCAATATACTCTATTTTTTTCATATTTCAATCCCTCTATGTTTAATTTTTCCGCACTCTTCACACACATAACAAAATTCAGATATATGAAGATACGGATTCGTTTCAATATAATCTAGTTTATTAAGTGTAAGTTTGTTACAGAACTCACACATAGTTATTCTCATGACTCTTCCTCACTTTCTTTTAACTTCTGACCAATACCTCTAAGAATATCTAAGAACTCACTTAATTCCATTAGATTCCATATTCCTCTCTGAGTTCGCACTCGTAACAAATTTGATATTTTTCTCCTTCGAGAACCTCTTCTTCTGGTATTTCTTTACCGCATAGGTAGCAATTCAATTTGATGATTCCTTTCCTTTTATTATATATTATATATTATATCATAAACTCTGTGTTGGCGCAAGAGTTGTACTCTCATTAATAATAGGTTTATCTAAATCTTCTTTTTCTTGTAATAACTTGCAATACTCTCGACAAATTTCTTCCGTAGCAAAGACAGATTCAAAACGAGCATAATTAACAAAATCTTCTTTTGTAGAGATTAGTGCTTTATCAGACCTTTTTGATTCATTAATTTCATCATCCCAAAATCCATAATATTGAAGACTATCATTTCCATAAGTAGAGCCTTTGAAATTATAATAACCAATCAATTCTTTATCATGTTTAAATACTGAATACAGAGTCAGTTCCTTTGGCATATAAGTTCTGTGACCGATATCACAAGTGCACATCTCATATTCTTTTCTACCAAGTGGTGTTGTGTATTCTCTCCTACGGTTATCATCACACTTATCACATTTAGGAAGTTTTTCATAGTTATAAGCAATATCCCAATAGGTTTGCTTCAATGGTTCGATAAGTTCTTCTAAAGCTAAGCGTCTTGCAGAGTTAACAGCTTGTTGAGTTGCAATTTCAAGGTCTCTTTTTTGGCGGTCAATACTTCTTTGGGCACTATCAATATTATCAACGATTTTTTTGAGTCGAGCGTTCTCTTCTTTTAAGTTCGATATTTCTTTTGTAATATCTTCTTTAACAGAATTTTTTAGATTGTCAAAGAACTCCATAAACTCCTCACCATAGGGAATTTCAAAGTTCCAAAATTCATCTTCATCATACATATAAATTTATCTCCTTATGTTTATACTACATATTATACCATAAAAAACTACCTCAGTCAAGAGATAGTTTTTTAAATTTATATTACAAATCTTTAACTATTGCAAATTTCTTATACAAAAGTTTTTTATCTTTTTTATAAATCACATCATTAATATGTTTATTGATACCACTCATTGTCTTGTTCTTGAGCGTATCTATAATATCTTTTGTTGTTTCAAGAATTGCAACAACAGATGTAGTTCCTTCTACTCTAAAGAAACTAACAACTGTATTTTTATTTGTTTCAAGAATATCTAAAGTTTCTAAAAATATATCCTCATTAACAACCCAGTTAATAACGTCAACAGGTGTCTCTTCTGTCTCAGAATAGAATGTCATCAGATTATTTAATTCTTCGTTATAATAAACACATTTACTAATTTCATGATATGTATCAAAGATAAACCATTTGTCTTCAAAACTTTTATCTTCTACGTTTAATTTATTTGGCATACAGACCTCTTTCTAAATTGAGCATGATTCGCATTCATTTACTGAACTTACTTCACCATCTGAACGGTAAGTACGAACGTAATAAATAGATTTAATGCCTTTTGACCAAGCATAGTTGCGAAGAATATTAATATCACGAGTAGTGAATGAATCTTCTCCTTTACTTCCTACTTTCCACTCATACAAATCTTTTCCGTGGTCAGCATCCATGAATAAAGTCATAGATAGAGATTGGTCAACGTGTTTCTGAGCTTCGGCATAAATGTCAATAACTCTACGTTGGTCAATATTGTAAGCTGATTCATAATAAGGAAGACCTTCTACAAGATAAGGTGCTGGATAGAATACATCACCACGTTTACCCTCTGAGCGTTTCTCAATCTTTTGTACAATTGGGTGAATAGATGCTGTAGCTTCGTTGATGTAAGAAATTGAACCTGTAGGCGCAACAGCTAAACGGTAAGAGTTATATAGACCATGTTCTTCGATTGAAGCCTGTAGGTCAACCCAGTCCTGTGCAGTTGGAATATCAACATCTTTAAACAATTCTTTTACTGTATCAGAAAGGTTATTTTTAAATTTAACACGTGGTAGATAGCGTTTAAAGTATTTACCATTGGCATATTCTGATTTATCAAAGTTATAGAAAGTTTGATTGCGTTCAATAGCAATTCGATTACTTTCAAATAGAGTCCAGTAGTTTAGAAGTTGGAAGTACATACCTGTGAACTCAATTGATTCAGGAGAGCCATAGAGAATACCATTTTTAGCAAGGAATCCATGAAGCCCCATTGCACCAAGTCCGACTGAATGATATTTGTCATTAGCATTCTTAACCGTAGGAACTTCTTCAATATTAGAACTGTCAGCAACGTAGGTCAATGCACGAAACATTGTTCTAACAGAGCTTCCAAAGTCTGGCGATTCCATAAGGTGTGCAATATTAGTTGAACCTAAGTTACATGATACGTCAGTACCAATAGTTTTATAAGTTTGGTCTGGGTTTAATTCTGATGGAGATTGTACTTGAAGGATTTCTGACTTTTTGTTCACTAAAGGTCACTACTCCTTAGCAGTTTATATCCAGTACATTATGATATAAACATCTATATATCACTATATAGAACAGACTATTTCATAACCATAAATCCAGTTTTGGATTCTTAGGTTTCCTGCGCTTCAACCTTGTTTAAGGCTTACGATAATTTCTTATTCAGAGATAATTACTTATCTCATCTGATTTCTCTAGTCGTTAGGCATTTAAAAATATAGTTATTGTTTGTAGATATAATCAAGATTATTGGGGTCATCGAGATATTTTTTTATTGTTCTTATATTCATGTGTAATTTTTTACAAGCATCTGTTTTATGAGGATATTCTTTACCAAATATTATTATAGGTTTTCTATCATTTGCTTTTCTTTTTATTGGAATTTTATTTGGGTAAATGATACTATGTTTTCTTTGAAAATCAACTCTTCGAAATTCATTGTATGTTATTCCATATTGTTTGCAAACATCTTTTACATTTTTAAACAAGACGTCATCAACAATAACACCTTTAGAATTTTTATCTGAGATAGATTTTAAGAATATATCAGTCTTCTCTCTAAAAGCCATACCATTTTTTATTCCAGTTGTTGCTTGTGACATTTTAAGCCTTGTCAATTCTTTATTATCTGTATAATTAAAGGTATCTCCGCCAATAGATGTTGGCTTCATGTTATAGAAATTATCATTTAAGATTGCATCATATTTTTTTATGTATAATTCTTCTAATTTTCTAAGATTCTCTTCGTTATCAGCTTCTCCTAAAATCTCTTTGTAAAAATTTTCTTTTCCATATTTTATAATATCTTCTTTTAATTTTTTACCAGAGCCTAGATATTTTTTCCAATCATTTTTTCTATTATATTGGCATTTTCCAATATATTTTTTATTATTTACTTTACATGTTGTAAGATAAACAAATCCAAATTTATTATGCATCTTCCACCTCCTTTCATTCATATTTATTCCCAATTGTTTTAACTATATTTTATTTAGCACGGAATTGTCTAATTTTAAAATTAGAGTTTCTCCGTTTCACAGGATTTTCGATATAGATTTCTCTATAAAGGTGCTACTATCAACACAAATTACTCATTTTAATTACACCGTCAACAGCATTTTCTTGGTTTGCTGTATCAATGTTAATGATGTATGGATATCCTGACTCTTGAATAAGCTTAGACATTTCTTCTTCAAGGTCACGAGCAAAGATTTTATCTTTCTTGATATTTTTATTTTCAACTAATTCATCATACATGTCTGTGATGTTGATTTCAGACATTAGTTTTCCGTACTCATTGTAGATATCATAAGGGCTAAACAAATACATTGATTCACCTTTAGCAATGAGTTCATAGAATTTATCAGGAACTACAACACCTAGAGAAAGTGTTTTAACACGAACTTTTTCGTCAGCATTTTCTTTCTTAGTAGATAGGAATTTAACAATATCTTTGTGAAATACATTGAGATAAGTCACTCCTGCCCCATTTCTTGTCAATCCTGTTACTATAACAGGGGCTTTGTTATTTGACTATGTATCTATTACATAGCGTACTGGTCATTTCTGCCAGTCTCTAATACTTTCATATTAGTTCAGACTATATCTTTCAGAAACTCTGATAAACTTAAATATTTTCCTTCGACTTTTTTATGACACGTAGCGCAGAATGTACCAACATTCTCATCATAGTGAGCGTCATTTGGATTTTTAAATGATTTCATCTTTTTAAAATGATGAACTTGTAAATTTTCTATAGAACCACAATTCAAACATTGATTATTGTCTCTGCTTTTTATCTCTCTACTTCTTCTAGTCCACGTACCACCGTATCTAGTTGGATTTTCAATAGAGAACTGATTATTTCTGCATTTAGTTGAACCATAAACTCTTTCATTGGATTCTTTAATTACAGTAAATTTGGGTCTTTGAAAGGTTTTCTTACAATAAAGACATTTTAAAGATATATTATCTTTATTTTTATGATTTGTAATACAAGCATTAGAGCAGAGTATTGAATTATAATGATTTGTTGTAAACATCTTATGACATTCCACACATTCATATTCATATTTCTTTTTATTCTTTAAGCAGGTTTTACATCTTGGATGAAGATTTGATTTTGTTGTTTCCATATCATTTCCACATCTTTCACATTGTTTTACTGTAAGATTATTCAAATAACCTAACTTTCTTGCACAAGAAATAGAACAGGTCTTCTTCTTTCTTCCTCTTGCTGTATCAGGATATTCAAAAGTTTTTAAACATATTACACATTCTTTTTTCATTTAATTTTCTTATTTAAGTTTTAGAGTTTCCTAACCAAAGCGACTGTATAAATTACTCTATACAATACTTAGTCGTTGAACCTTCCACATTTTAAAGTGGCTCGGATGCTAGTTGCCTAATTCTTATATTTTTTAAACATTCACACTTATCTTTTCAGATTATGTTGTAGTATATAAGACTCTAAAGGGTTTCAAGCAATTTCTTGGTTTTATACTGAGCTAAGGTCAACCCAGTTGGTTAGCATATGAAAATGAATCTTCATAGAGTTTCATGATTGGAACAACTCCATCAGCCATATTCTCAATACCCTTGATAGGGTCTCCTGATGGACGGATATCTGTCAAGTTAATTCCAACTCCACCACCCATTTTAGACAATTGAAGAACTGAGTTTACTGAACGTCCAATAGAAGTCATATTATCTTCAATATTCAAAAGGAAACATGATACAGCATTACCACCACGCAATTTACCAGCATTAGAGAATGTAGGTGTTGCAGGTTGATAATGTTGTGAAATCATTTCATTTGCAATATCAAGAGCCAATTGTTCATTGCCGTCAGCCATAACTAAAGCATTAAAAGCAATACGGTCTTCATATCGTTCAAGAATTGACTTTCCGTCTGTGGTGCGCATCGCATACTGTGTGTAAAACTTATAAGCACCCATGAAAGTTGTGAATCGAAACTTCTTATCGTACAAAGTTTTAAATAATTTTTTAATAAATTTGAAAGTATATTTTTCGAGGACATCACCTTTAATATACTTGTGTTTCACTAAATAGTCAAGCTTCTCACGCAAGTCTCCAAAATAGACTGTATGTGGGTTTACGTAATCAATGAAATAGCTATGGACAGCTTCCCTGTCTGCGTTCAACTGAATTTTACCGTCTTTAACGATATTTAGTTGGTTGTTGAGCATAAAATACTCTGGTGTTACTGATTCTTTTGTTTCAATCTTTGTGACTGTCAAGTGAAACCTCCTATTATTTTATTTGCAATAACTCTTTAATGTTATTGATGTCTTTCTTGTTTCCAAAATTCTCAATGGAATAGATTACAGGAATATCATATTTCTTACTCATATCATTTGCTGTGAATATAAACATGTCATTCCCAAAGTTAAAATTTCCTGACCCCATAATACCTAGGCAGTTCTCATGATAATCGTCCATAAAATCCCACGCATCTCCAATCCACTCTTCCTCATAAGTGGGAATCAAGAGATAAAATTTACTATCTTCATCAAAGTCATAGATATTATCTCCATCAATCTTGAATCCTCCGATACCCAGTTTTTTAATTACTCTATCACAGTTTCCGCCTAGTGATTTATAAGCAATTAAAGTATTATCCATGTTTATATCCTTCAACAAACTCATTTACTTTGGCAGAGTTGAACTGAAATGGCTCTACACCATGAGCTACAATAACTGGAAGTTGAGAAAATCCTAGTTCTTCTTTAACATATTTAAAAGCTTCTGCATCATCTTCAACATTAATTTCAACATAATCAATACCTGAAAATTTGAGTAAGCGTTTAACTTGTTTACAATATTTACAATTGTATTTACTATATACTTTAACCATTTTTATATCTCCTTCTATATAAAGCAATAAGACTATTATACCACAATAGTCTTATTTTGTCAACTAAAACGTTCTGTTATTTTTGATAATCTGTAATTTCTCATATATAGCACGAGCTTTATTTTGATTATCATCAGAATAAACATTTTTGTTTAGGTAATTTAATTCTTTTGTTTCATCATCGTAAATGATGAATGGATTGTCGCTGTCTTTCTCGAATACTTGATATAGATTATCATGCTGTACTAAGACAAAATTATCTGATTCTGATTTGACTAGACCTTTCATTTCGAAAGTTACTGAACCTAGTGTCATTACACACCTCCTTTATAATTACGCAATATAGAAGCCTTTTTCTTTAACTTCTTTCCATTTGTCAACTGTAAAAATTTTATGTGCGCTAGATAGCCCACCATGAACATTTACAATCATTTC